TGGGGAATATATCTTTCAGCCATATTATTCGTTCCAAGGCACTAGTGTAACGCTTGATCCATCGGCAACAACTGGGACTGGCATAACACTTACCACCTCTGCAAACTATTGGGATACTACTGGGACTCAAACTGCTGGTAACTATCTTGATTCAAAGCACGTTGGGATTATTATTAGATACCACGGTCAAGAGATTGAGATTACTTCTGTTCAATCTGCCACTCAAGCAACTGGTGATGTAATTGATAAATTAGAAGTACACTTGGATGTTGATGCTATTGAGACTACAGATGGCCTTGCTGATATTGAAATAACAATGGCTGGTCATGGTTTGAAAACTGGTGATACAGTTATCATTAGCCATGCTGGTGCTGTAGGTGGCATCTCTGCAAACCAGATTAACGGCACAAGAACTGTCCAAGATATTATTGATGACAATGTATTTGTAGTCACTGCTGGTGCAAATGCTAATGATTCTGTTGTTGGTGGTGGCTCTCCAAAAATTGAGACTCATGCGCCTACTACCGCTTGGGAAGAGCAGTCATACAGTGTTCTTCGCGGATTCCCTGCGGCTGTTACATTCCACGAAAACCGCTTGTGGTTTGGCGGGACTATTGGTCAGCCTGACGGCATCTGGGCAAGTGTAACTGGCGAGTATTACAACTTCGATGTAGGCGATGCAGAAGATAGTGATGCCCTTGATCTCACTGCAAGCATTGGTGAGATCAACACTATTCGCCACATTGTGTCAAACCGTGATTTGCAGATCATGACTAGTACATCTGAGATGTACATTCCAGCATTTACTGACAAACCAATTACGCCAACCAATGCGCAGATCAAGCGTCAGACTCCTTACGGTGCATCTTATGTGCGTCCACAATCATTGGATGGTGCGACTATCTTTGTTCAGAAAACTGGCTCGGTTGTTCGTGAGTACATCTACTCTGACGCTGAAGCCGCTTATGTTGCTAACAGTATTTCGGCTTTGTCTGCGCATTTGATTAGTGATCCTGTGCAGATGACAATCTTGCGCGGTGCTATCAACAGACCTGAATCTTACGCATTTATCCTTAACAGCAACGGTAACATCGCGCTTCTTACATCTAATCGTGCTGAGAATCGTGTTGGATGGAGTGAGTTTACAACCAATGGAAAGTTTCATTCTTTATGCACGATTGATGATCGAGTCTTCTTAGTAGGTCAATATGACAAAGGAGATGGCACAGATAAGTTTATTCTTACTGAGTTTGATTCTAATTTGTATCTTGATTTTTCAGATGACTTTACTGGCACTGCTGGCGTGTTTGACGTTTCATCTCACTTTGCCAATGGTGCTGTAGTATCGGTAATTGATGGCGATAACTATGTAGGCGACTTTACTGTTGCAAGTGGAAATGTAGATGTATCCGCAGTAGAAGAAATTACCTCTGCTGAGATTGGATACAAGTTTGACGTTGAACTAGAGACTTTGCCTATTGATGCAAATATTGGTAATGGCCCATTAACAGGGAATCCAAGAATGATAAATCGTGTTATATTGGATTTGGTTGACACGTTATCGGTATCTGTCAATGGGAAGAAACTGGTGATTCGTCAGGTAACAGATGATTTAAGTTTGGGCAGAACGCCTGTAACTGGTAAAAAAGAATTTAGACTGATCGGGTACAAAGAAGACCCGACAGTCACAATAACACAAACAGCACCATTATCCTTGCAGGTTAATGGTCTAATCGCAGAGGTAGCGTTCTAATGTTAGCGGGATTGCAATTATTTGGTTCAGCAATTTCTGCTTTCTCTGCCATTCAGCAAGGGAAGGCGGCTAGGACACAGGCTTACGCAGAGGCTCAACAATACGAAGCCGAGCGTCAGATGAATGAGTTGCAGACGCAACAGCGACATAATGATCGCCTTGCGTCATATAATTCTGCATTAGCGACAAACGAGGCTTGGTTCGCTTTTGCTGGTCGTGATGCGTCGGACCGTTCTGTTCGCGCATTCCTAGATCGCCAGAAGGAAATTGCTTACACAGATTTGTCACGATCTGCTACGCAGGGCTTTATGGAAAGTGAGAAGTTACGCTACCAATCTGATCTTAGCATTCTGCGTGGGCGTAACGCATATCGCGCTGGTATGATGTCTGCCGCTTCATCCATCACTAGTGGGCTGTTTAAGTACCAGCAGATTAAAGGTGTGTAATGGCTGTCATTAAACAAACACAACAGTTTCGGAATCAGCGCATTGGCGTTGTTCGTGCTGACACAGGAGAGCAACAACTGTGGCAAACAGTAGGTCGTGCCGCCGACAATCTGATTGCTGATGTAATGAATGCGGCAAAGCCAAAGGCAGAGCAACTAGGTCAAGAGACAGCAGAACAGTATGCTCAAGAAGGCTTGCTCCGTACTATTGATCCAGAGACAGGTCGCGCACAAGCATTTACTCCACCAGCAAGTTTTGGAACTATTGCTCAGTCAGCGTATAAGAATACTATGCGCCGCCGCTACATTCGTACGGCTGAGTCTGAGATTAAAGAGAAAGCATCTGAACTATTCATTAAGTATCAGTATGACCCGCAAGGCCCAGAGAACTATGCAGTCTCAATGGAAGACTACATCTCTCAGATGGTTAAGGCGACTGATCCTATGTTTGCAGAAACTATCCGTGAGGTTGGTTCTAACTATTTAGCAAGCACCAAATTAAATTTGATGCAGAAGAGAGCAGAGGCTATCACTGCAACAGAACGCAATGCCTTGATTAATGATGCGAATGAATTTGCCACCAGCATCCAAGACTTTGGCAATGATGTTAATTCACTAAACGTTGCTTTGCAGATGGAGGAAGAAGCGCAGTGGGAAGCATTACAGGCTGGTATTATTACTGAGCCACAGTATCGTTCCAACCTGATGGTAATGCGCCGCGCCGCGCAACAACGTAATCTTCCAAATGCTTTGAGTTATGGTCGTACTGTTACGTTCAAAGATGCTGATGGAAAAGTTGCTGAACGTCCATTGACTATTAATGATATTACTCTGCTTGAGACTGCATATCAGTCTATGGGTGACGAACGTGTATTAAGCCAGTTGCCAGATAGCCTCCGTGCTATATATGAAGATTCTATATCTTATGGCGCAGTATCGGCTGAGGACTTTGACCAACTTCGTCAAACTGTTTCTATGTCTGCTACTAATTTTCAGAGTCAGGCATCTGATAGGGCAAAGAAGGCAAGTTCAAAAGATAATCTTGGCAGAATAAATGGTGGTCTTGGCGATGCAACAAGCACAAAAGATCAGGAAGTTATTGATCAAGATATTCAAGATAAGGCTGGAGTGCCAGAAGAGTTTCGTAATTCTTACTACAGAATGCCAGAATCTTTGTTAAATAAAAACATTGTTGATGTTGTCGCTCGGACATCTGTTCCACCTAGAGGCTTGATCCAAAGTCTTGAGAACCTTGCAATGGGTATGCAGTATGATGATGTTGAAATTCAAAACTTGATGCAACATTATTTTAGATTGAAGACTTACACCAATCGTGATGGCGACACACAAGACCTTCTGTACAATTCATTGTCAGATAACACTAGGGCTATCTTAGAAACTGTTGGGTATGTAACGCAATTTACAAGTGGCACTGAAGATTTACCATCTATTGTTTCTCGAGTAACGGCTAACTTCCAAGACAAAGATACTCTAGCACTTAAATTAAAGACTGTGTTCAAAGAGCCAACTGGAAAGATGAGTAGTCTTCAAGCATACCTTATGCATCAGTTTGGAAATGATGCAGTGATGGTTTCTCGCTATCAGCCAGTGGCTGAGTATATGTTTGCTAATGGAGCAAACCTTCAAGATGTAACTGACAGAATAGATGCAATGAAGAATTCAGTTTATCTGGATACTAAAGAATTAGTTGCTGATCCCCTTTATAGCGATAACATTGAGCGTTCTGCTTATGCATTACAACGCACAATTCCTAATCCTCTTATCCGTGACCTTTTCGTTTTATCTGTAAATAATGAATTGCCAGATGGATTCCATCTTGGTAAAGGCGGCCCAGCAGGTAGCAAGCAAGTATATCTTGTTCCTCAAGACCTTCGTGGCACTGGTGTTACAGATGAGTTTGGAACTTTAGGTGTGATGTATTCGGCATTCTATAAAGATGAGTTGGGTATGCTTATTCCTGTTCCAGCCCAAAACGATAAAGGCGATCCTCTTTATCTTTCTTTCTCACCATCTGCGCCTAAATTTGCACAAGAAGCGGCTAAACTTTCTGGTGCTAAAGAAGAGGCAGAAGAGCCATCAGACGAAAGAGAGAGAATACGCGAGTTTGAAAAGAAAACTGGCAGAAAACTTGATCGCTCTCTAGGCACAACACTAGAAGAAATTCTACAGAACGAAGCCGTAGAAGGCCAGATGGGTGGTGGCGCATGACCAACATTGATTGGAAGTTTATCCTCGACAAAGAAGGCGGCATCAAGACTCGTGGTTATGTACCTGACGCTCAAGGCTCACAGAGCGGCGTTACCATCGGCGGTGGTGTAGACCTAGGGGCAAGGAACGAACAAGACCTAGAGGGGCTTCCTGACGCGATTAAGGCTAAGTTAATTCCGTACCTAGGACTAAAGGGTGCAGATGCGCTTGCTGTTGCTGGCAATTTGAACTTAACCACCAAAGAAGCACGAATTGTAACTGAGTTTGCCAAAGAGCAATCTCTTAGCAATTTGCGGATCAAATGGGAAAATACTACTGGTCAATCTTTTGACTCTCTTGAGAAAGCAAAGGCAACTGTTATTGCGTCTGTTGCATTCCAGTATGGCGATCTTGAGTCTCGCACACCAAACTTTTGGCGTCAGGTAACAACTGATAACTGGCAAGAGGCTGTGGCGAACTTAAATAACTTTGGTGACAAGTATCCTACTCGCCGCAAGTCTGAGGCAGAATACTTCCTGACCAACACTAAGTCAGAATTAAAAAAAAAATCTAACATAGAATATGCTGAGACTCCTATAGAGATGCCAAGCGAGGCTGATGCTTATGACGACAGCCCGATGGTTAGCCCTGTAGAACGTGTCTTTAATGACATTGTTGCCACCACCAAAGAAGAACCAAAGTCTATTCTGCAAGAACGATATGAGGCTGGTGGAGACATTTCACCTGCATTTGTTGAGCAACAGGTAGAACCTGCTCCATCAGAGCAGACTGTTCCATCATCTAGGATTGACCCGAATAACATTCAGCCTATTATCTTTAGTAAGACTCAGGCAAAAGCACCGTCAGGTTTGTTTGAAACCATTGGTGCTATGAATGCTTACGCATACTCTCCGCTATATAACTATCTTTCTAATAAGATTCGATACGGCGATCAGGTCGAGGTTGGATACAATCCGCTTGATGACATGCAGGGCTATGAAGAGCATAAGTCATTCTTGCTTGATGCGCAGAACAGAGAACATATGCAACGCCTCAAGTCTGAGATTGATGCTAACAATGAACGCCGCCAAGTAATCTACAATGCCTCATTTGGAACACAATTCGTTGCTGGATTGTTTGACCCCATTAATGCAGTTGCATTACCTTTTGCACCTACTGGCGGTTTGTTGCGTTCTGCATTGCGTACTGGTACATCGCTTGCCGCTATCCAAGGTGGTGCTGAGATTATTCGCGCACCGTTTGATCCCCTCGGCACAGCAGAAGAATCCGCTATAAATATTGGCGGCGCATTTGTCTCTGGCATGGCGCTGGGTGGTTTGATTTCTATACCTAGCGCATTGCGCAGTCGGTCGATCAAAAAGACAGCCAAAGAGATTGAAGAGTTTCAAGCAGAGTTAGAGCGTGAAGGCTTAGACATTGCTGACTTTGTTGGGCCAACAAAAGAACGCCCCTTTGCTGGCAAGCAGGTAGATGAACTCAATGTAATGCTCAAGCGTAGGCCAAAGACGATTGAACGTCTGCGCAAAGAAATTGATGAGATGAGCGGCAATGACGCATACCAAAAGGCATTGAAAGATGCTGATGGTGATGTCTTTGCGGCAAGGCGAATCATTGACGGACGTATTCGTGGCATGGAGAAGTCTATCAACGAATATGAAACTCGCATGATGAAGGCTCGTGAAGAGTTAGAGATTCGCAAGAAGCAAGAAACCAAACTAGAGGAAATGGGCTTTGGTGTAGAAGACCCTGCTGGCATTGTTGAAGATGCTTTCACTAAGTCGTGGATGTATAAGGGTGTAACTACACCTGTTAAGCGTTTCCTTCAGAGCAAGAAACTGACCACCGCAGACAAGTTGGATATGATTCGCCTTGCTGGCGATAGTGGCATTCTCCTAAACATGCACAAGTTTGGCATGACTAACGGCAGTAGCGTCTATCAATCTGCACAAGTACACAATGGCACTTGGGCTAAAAGCCATCGTACTCTACAAGAACTGTGGGCAAGAGATACTGGCGCAGAAGTACGCCGCATTCTTGACTATGAAACAACCAACTTTGGTCGCGGCCTTAGTAAGAAGTTTCAGCCAGAAAAAGTTACTTATGAAGAATGGCTCGATGATCTTGGCGAAATGTATATGCGTGGGGAAGATAAAATCACTGATCTTCAGCGCGAAGCCATTACAGAGATTCGCAGGTTCTTCAAGGATTGGGAAGTTGATCTGCGGTCAGAAGGATTGATCGGTGATACTAAGGCTCTCAACAATCGTGTGATTGGCCTTGAG